AGCATTATCACAGATATGGCTAACTCTAGTTCTACTACACTTGCTACATCTACAGCAATCAAAACTTATATTGATGCTAACGTAGGTAGTCTAGGTAACTTAGAAGGAGCATGGGACGCATCTAGTGCTTCTTTTCCTGTAGGATCAAGCCCAGTTGCTGGCACTAAAGCTGGTGATTACTGGTATGTATCTGTAGCAGGAACTAGAAGTTAATAGAGATCAAGCTACAACAACTGTATTAGGTTTAGTATTCCTTGCTACAAATGCAGAGACACAAACTGGTACAGATACTGTAAAAGCAGTAACACCTTCTGCTTTATCTTCTCGTACTGCTACAGAAACTCGTACAGGTATTGCAGAACTTGCAACACAAGCAGAGACTGATGCTGGTACAGACGATGCTAGAATCGTTACTCCACTTAAATTAAAGACTTTATTAGATAACAGAACTGGTGGTTATGCCGCAAACATTGGAGGTGCGGGTACTTCTTATGCTTTAACACATGGCTTGAACACTATAGATGTAATCGTGATGATTAAAGATAATGCCACATTAGAAGAAGTAATTACAGATGTAGTTATTACTGATGCTGCAACAGTAACTGTAAGTTTTGCTGTAGCTCCTTCTGCCAATGCATATCGTGTAATCATCAAGAAATAATAAACTCTGAATGAAATTTCTATCTGACATACTAGCAAAAGCTGGTTTGACAGTAGATGGTGTAGTTACACTTAACAATACTGCTACTGGTCAAACCCCTGATGCTAACGACAATTCTACTAAGTTAGCAACCACTGCATGGGTTAGAACTTTTGTTCAACCCTACAGTTTACCTATTGCCTCTGCAAGTATACTTGGAGGTGTAAAAGTTGGATCTGGTCTGTCAATAGATTCAGGAACAGGGGTATTATCTGTAACCGGTGGTGGAGCTGCATCTATCAAATCTACACAAACATTTATTGCTACAGGAGGTCAAACTGTATTCACTGTAACAGGTGGTTATACAGCAGGACTTATTGATGTATTCTTAAATGGTGTATACTTATCTCCTAATCAAACTACAGCTACTAATGGTACTACAGTAGTATTAGATGAAGCTGCAGCTGCTGGAGATATAATAGATGTTATTGTAGCCAGTCCTGTTTATGAAGGAGCAACTACTACTACAGATCAACTCCCTGAAGGAGTTGTAAATTTATATTATACAAATGCTCGTGCAAGAGCAGCAGTTAGCTTAACTACTACAGGAGTATCAGGAGTAGCTACTTATAATTCTTCTACAGGAGTATTTAATATCCCTAACTATCAAGGACTTGTTCCTTCTGGTGGCACTATTGGTCAGATATTAACTAAAAATAGTTCAACAGATTATGATTCTGTTTGGATGGAGAATTATGCAGAATGGACTGCAGTTCTTAAACATAGAGTAAAAGCTGGAGTAGCTATCACTAAAGGACAAGCTGTATATGTATCATCTTCTGATGGCACAAACATGATTGTTTCTAAAGCTTCTAATGCCTCTGAAAGTACATCTAGTAAAACAATGGGTCTTTTAGAATCCACTGTCTCTACTAATGGTTTTACAAATGTTATTACAGAAGGTCTACTTGGTGGTTTAAATACAGCTACAGCAACAGCTGGAGATCCTGTATGGCTAGGAACTGGGGGTAATCTTATTTATGGATTACTTAATAAACCTTATGCTCCCGCTCACTTAGTATTTATTGGTATAGTAACTAGAGTAAACGCTAACAATGGTGAGATTTTTGTAAAAGTACAAAACGGTTTTGAGCTAGATGAACTTCATGATCTTTCTGTAAAGAATGCATCAGATGGAGATATGATTAAGTATGTAGCTTCAACAGGTCTATGGACTAAGATTGCTGCATCAACTACAAACATTGTAGAAGGGACAAATCTTTATTACACTCAGTCACGTTTTGATACAGCATTTGCTGCTAAATCTACCAGTAATTTAACAGAAGGTACAAACCTTTATTATACTACTGCTAGAGCAAATACTGACTTTGATACAAGACTTGCTACTAAGTCTACTACTAACTTAGCTGAGGGTACTAACTTATACTACACGGACGCACGTGTAGGTATATACTTAACTGCTAACTCTTACGCTACTCAAACTTATGTAAACACAGCGGTTTCTAATTTAGTAGATGCTGCTCCTGGTACATTAGATACATTGAATGAGTTAGCGGCTGCTCTTGGAGACGATCCTAACTTTGCTACTACGGTGGCAACAAGTATAGGTACAAAAGAACCTATTATTACTGCTGGTACAACTAGTCAGTACTGGAGAGGAGACAAGTCATGGCAAACACTTCCTATATATACTTTATCCGGATTAGGTGGACAACCACAACTTAATGGTTCAGGCTTTGTAAAGATAAGCGGTACTACAGTGAGTTATGATAACTCAACTTATTACCTAGCTTCAAATCCTAGTGGATATATAACAGGAAACCAAAATATTACACTTAGTGGTGAAATTACTGGTAGCGGTACTACATCTATTGTTACTACTATAGCAAATAATGCAGTAACTACAGCTAAGATTAATAATGGTGCTGTAACAGCTGCAAAACTTGCAACATTTGGAGCAAGTGAAGGTATATCATGGGCAGCCAACACAGATGGTGCATTTATTAGATTTATTTCTACTAGTAACGCTACAGGTGCTTCTTATCTGGAGATTGGTACTGTAGATGATCTAAATGAGGAAATTTTATTTACTCAATCAGGTGTAACTCGTGTAAAAATACATACAGATGGAAATCTAAAAAATGGAAGTAACCAGTTTTATTTATATGAAAATGGTGCTGTTTGGGGTATTAGCATAAATGGTAATGCTAATTATGCTACTACTGCTGGAGCTTTGTCAAGTATGAATATATCTCAGTTTACAAATAACTCTGGGTATATTACAGGTTACACTGAAACTGATACTTTAGCTACAGTTACTGCACGTGGAGCTAGTACAACAACTTCAATTACAGCAGAAAGATTTAGAACAAATAATTCATTAGTACTTAATACTTTTACTACTGTTAATCCTTCTTCAAATGTATTTTTATATAGTCAACCAAATGATAGAGATTCTTGGATTTATTTAGATAGTGCAGATACTGGTTCTAACTGGGGAATTTATCACAGACAAATAGACTCAGCAGTTAGTGGACTAGAAGGTAATTCTATAGGTTTTATTGGAGGTGGTGCAAGCGCACTAAAGGCGTACATTGGGCTTAGTACAGGAAACGGATACTTTGCCGGTACAATATCAGCAGCAAACTTTAGTGGAACACACAGTGGTTCTTCTAGTGGTACAAATACTGGTGATCAAACTAATATTAGTGGTAACGCAGGTACTGCTACTTATCTTAAATCTCCATTTCCATATAATATTAACATTACAGATGGGACTACAGCTCAGTCACTTTCTGATGGAAGTTTGACATCTGTAAATATGCACGCTAGTCATGGGTTGTTTGGGGGTTTTGCAACCACTTTGACAATGTCGGGATATGATAGATATGGTGTGTATCAAATTTCTGGTAACTACAATGCTACTGTACCAGAGATTGCAATGCGTAATTACAATCAAGCGATTGGTGGATATACTTCATGGATAAGACTTCTAAGTAGTGCTAACTATAACTCTTATGCACCCACCCTTACAGGTACCGGAGCTAGTGGAACTTGGGGTATTAGTATTACAGGTAGCGCAGGTTCACTTTCTAGCATGAATATTTCTCAGTTTACTAATAACTCTGGATATATCACATCTTCAGCTACATCTTTATCATTAACAGGTAATTTAATAGTATCGTCTGGTAACGCAACTGGTGGAGGTATTATACTAGCAGATGATGGAGATATAGTAGATCTTAATGATAGTTACTTATCATTAAGATTTAGCTCAGGAGTTAGAATATTCTCAGCCAATAGAGGCGGATCTGTTGCAATAACACTGGGAGGTAATGGCGTAGTTACTGCAACAACATTTAGTGGAGCACTTAGTGGCAATGCTACAACAGCTAGCTCTATATCTGGTTTTAATAATCCTACTACAGCAGTTACTGCTAATACAATAGTCTATAGAGATGGTAGTGGTGATGTAGCTGCAAGAGAATTTGTTTTAACAGCAGCTACTATTCACACAGATACTCCTTCTTCAATGATTGGCATTTATCCTACAACTAATCAAGTTGTAAAGTTTGGGAGTGGTGCTTCAAGAAACTTTTTAAATGTTCCTACTAGAACCGGAGGAGACGCAAGTGGTACATGGGCTATTAATAGTACAGGGTATGCAATTCAATCTCATAGACATCATTCAGGAAGAGATTTTCCTGCTGGTACTTTAATTGAAACTACTATTAATTATTCTGTAACTTATGGTGATCCTTTTATTCTTGAAATAACAGGAAACTCATATGGATCAACTATTCCTTTTGATATACAATATCAGGGTTATATATATGCAGATACTATTATTAACCATGGTGGAGTATCTAATGGAACCAATATTTCAGGACTTGTTGCTATAAATTATAATGGTAAACTTTGTTTTTGGTTTCCTAGTCAAGCTTATTGGCAAGGGTTTAATGTTTATGTTTATACTGCTTATGGAACATATGCTGCTAATGTAGTAACAAATATATCAAACACTGGTAAGCCTACCACTGCTAAGGAAGTAGACTTAAGTGGAAATATAAGACAATCTCTTCATTCAGGAAATTTTACTTCATACGCAGCTTCTTCTAGTCATACACATACATCGTTTGGCAATCTATCAATTAGCCCAAGTTCGGCTGCATGGGCTGAAGGTATATCATTTACTATGCCTACAACTAGTACTTGGGGTGGTTTAAGATGGAGAAGAGAAAGAGGTAATGCTGATGGAAACTGGTATGTTGGTTATGTTGGATTTGATAGTTCTGATGATTTAATATTTGGTTCTAATAATGGAGGTGCTCAAATAGATAATATTCTTAGGTTAACTAAAGGAGGATCAGTTGCTATTGGACTTTCTTCTCCAGAAGGTGCTCTTCACATAGCAAAGGTTGGGCAAGATGATCAGTTAGTTTTAGGTAGTGCTGCTACTAATAGAGATATAGCAATGCACATGTATTCAGGTACTGTTAAAGCTGAGGTTTTAAGATTTCAAAGTGGATTTAGATTATTAGTTGGAAATGGTTCATCTATTACTACACAATCATTTATTACAGGTGGAGTAGAAAGATTAACAATAAATAACAGTGGTGTAACAGCTAGTAGATATTTTGGTAGTGGTTTTAGTATTGCAGCTGGATCTGCATTAATTTTAGCAGGTTCTGGAGCATCTTTTGATAATAGTACAGGAGCAAGACTAACTGAATCTTATGGTCCTGTTTGGAATTTATCTAATGGGTCTACATGGCATCATCAAATCATTAACGGTTCATCTTTAGTTGGTATTTCTGCTGCTGGTACAAACTTTGGTAATGGAAACATATTAGCTTCAGGTGATATTACTGCATATTATTCAGATATGAGGTTAAAAAACAAAATATCTAATATTGAAAATGCATTAGATAAAGTTTTAACTTTAAGTGGTTTTTATTATACTAATAATGAAGTAGCTAAAGAACATGGTTATATAGATAATAAAATTCAAGTTGGTGTATCAGCACAAGAAGTTGAAGCTGTATTACCTGAGATTGTTACACTAGCACCTTTTGATATTACCGGAAATGATGCAGGTGATTTTTTATCTAAATCTGGTTTTAATTTTAAAACTGTAAAATATGATAAACTAGCTCCATTGTTTATAGAAGCTATTAAAGAACTTAAAGCTGAGAATGATACTCAAAAAATAGAAATAGAAGAACTTAAAGATTTAGTAAAACAACTTATAAATAGATAATAGTAGGTGTTATGAATAAACAAAGGAAGACCTCCAATATACTTAACGTATTTCAGTATGATGAGACTACAGGTGCAGTTACGTTACCTAGTACTCTTGTATTGACAGCACCTGCTAATAGTGATGATTCTACAAAAGTTCCTACAACTTCCTGGACTCGTAACTTTGTTGCTAGTCTTGGATATGTAACTGGTAATCAAAGTGTAACTATTTCTGGTGATGCCACTGGATCTGGAACTACTTCTATTGAACTTACACTTGCTAATACAGCGGTGACTCCTGGTACTTATGGATCTTCTACTCTTGTACCTGTAGTAACTGTTGATTCTAAAGGACGTATTACTTCTGTAACAACATCTGCTATATCAGGAGCATTGACTTTTACAGGAGATGTAACTGGAACCGGCACAACTGGAACTAGTACACAACTAACATTAGCTAACTCAGGCGTAACAGCTGGAACATACACTAAGGTAACGGTAGACTCTAAAGGTAGGATTACCGTAGGAGCTAGTGCTACAACCTCTGACATATCAGAAGGTACAAATCTATACTATACAGATGCTAGAGTGTTGGCTTATTTAGGTGCTAACAGCTATGCTACACAGTCTTATGTAAGTACACAGATTGCTAATCTAATTGATTCTGCACCTGGAACTCTTGATACACTTAACGAACTTGCTGCAGCTCTTGGGGATGACCCTAATTTTGCAACAACTGTTGCTACATCTATTGGGACAAAACAAAATCAGCTTAACGGCACTGGTTTTGTAAAGATGAGTGGAACCACTGTAAGCTATGACAACTCTACATATTTAACAACTAGTAGTGCAGCTTCAACTTATGTATCACTTACTGGATCATATTCTAATCCATCATGGTTCACATCTTTAGGATGGAGTAAGATTACTAGCACACCTACAACCATATCTGGCTATGGTATAACAAATGCTTATACAGATGCACAGATCCAAAACTTTTTTAACGGTGCTAATGCTATTACTGGTTATAATAAATCTAACTGGGATACAGCTTACGGCTGGGGCAATCATGCTTCTGCAGGTTATCTTACAACATCTAGTGCAGCTAGTACATATGTTTCTCTTACAGGAAGCTATGCTAACCCATCTTGGATTACATCACTAGCCTATTCTAAGATTACTGGTGTACCGGCATTCTTAACTTCTTATACAGAAACAGATACACTTGCAAGTGTTACTGCTAGAGGTGCTAGTACAAGTACAAACATTACTTTGTCTGGTGGAGGGAATCAGTTTAATGGACATCATTATTTTACAGCATATGATGCTAACGGAAATCATTATCCACATTATAATGCAGGTTCAAATGCTAATGGTTCTAAGTTAAATCTTAGAATGTTTGATAGTAGTGGAAATGCTATTTTGTTTTATTTAAATGGTAATGATAAATCTATTCAGTGGAATGGTAATACTATTTATCATGCTGGTAATATACCTACCTGGAATCAAAATACAACTGGCAATGCTGCAACTGTTTCTAGTATTACTGGGAATACTGCTTTAATGGTTAATAGATTTACTCCAACAAGTTTTATTGACGGGTTAACTACAAGTAATTTTAGATCTACACTTTTTGGAACAACATCTAATGGAGCTGCTATAGCTACTGCAAGATGGAATAACGTACCAACTCCTTTGTCAGGTATGACTTTGTATGGAACCATGATTGCATGGTCAGGTGATTCTGATACACAAGGGTTTCTAGCACTTAATTATGAAACTGCAGGAGCAACTGTCGGTGGTGGATCATCTAATAATATAACATGGACAAAAAAAATAGCATTTTCTGATGGTACAGGAGCGTCAGGTACGTGGGGAATAAATATTACAGGAAATGCAGATACAGTAGATGGATACCATGCAACTAATGCTGCAAGTGGTCTTGCTTATTATGCTTCTAATGGTTATTTAAATGTTCCTTCATGGATTAAAGTTGATACAGGTATTTTTTCAAGCACAAACAATGCTCATTTTAGACCAAATACAGGGTCTTATGGGTCTTGGGAAATTATTGGTACTAAAGGTGGGTGGTCAGGAATATATTTTAATGATAGTGCCAATACCTTAATGATGAATGCTTCTGAATCAGGTCATTATAATCAAAGTGTAGGATGGCAGTTTAGATGGAGTTCAGGTATTTTTTATATATCAACAGGAGGTTCAGGAGGAGGAACAGAGTATACTGCTCTTCATGCAGGCAACTACAATTCCTACTCCCCTACTTTAACAGGAGGCGGAGCGTCAGGTACGTGGGGGATTAATGTAACGGGCAATGCTGCTACTGCAACTGCGGCAGCAGGAGCTACATTTTTAACTCAACCAAATGCGACATGGGGTGCTCGTATGCAATTGGGAGGAAACGGAGCAGGTTCAGGTGTGGCTAACATTGCAGTTCTTCAGGCTACGGATGGGAACATTCACATGGATAACGGTGTTGGTAAGTCAACTTATTTAAACTATTACCATAATGGAATAATTTATCTAAATGGTGGTACTTATTATATTAGTGCAAATGGTTCACAATATAATGGTAATGCTGCATCTGCTACAACTGCAACACAGCTTAGTGGTTACGCTCAACAAACAGTCTATACGATTCTTGATGGACCTGCCAATGGACCCGTTATAAAAGTTCGATATGATGGTGCAACAGCTAACCGTTATATTGATATAGGTCATAAGGATGGCAATGGAGTGTATTACGAAGGGTTTAAAATTTTTAATGGTGGTACTCCTACATGGCAAGGTAATACAATATTGCACGCAGGAAACTACAACTCATACTCACCTACCTTAACAGGAGGTGGTGCATCAGGAACTTGGGGAATAAGTATTACTGGTAATGCAGCTACTCTTGGTGGATATGCTGAATCATCATTTTGGAGAGACAATCAAAACAGAACTGTTAATATATTAAATTTCACAGGAGTCGGAGCTAATTCAGGAAACGCTAACCAAAGCTATGCAATATATCAAGAAGGCGGAGCTTGGGCACCACCATTCCCTGATTTATGTATAGGTTATCATACAGGTATTAAACTAGGTGCATATTTTGGTTATAATGGTATTAGATTTTTTAATAACTCTGATTTTGCAACTCAAACATTTTCAGTTAATGATGGAGATAATCATGTAAGAGTAGCTTATAATTTATATGTTGGAGGGACTATAAGTGGAAGTAACTTGTCAGGTACTAACACAGGAGATCAAACAAATATTAGTGGTAATGCTTCTACTTCAACTCAAACAACTCCAAATTATGCAGGCGGTGTTCAATCTAATCCTCAAGTTTACTTTAATAATGGTATCGGGGTAAAAGTTGCAATGACAGGTCATGTTGTTACATGGTCAGACACTTTATGGATAAATGGATATACAGGAGGAGATGTATTGTCTATGTGTGCTCTTCATACATCAAGACAGGGGACTCCTCGTATGTGGATAACTACACAACAATCAACTGCAACTTCCTACGGAACAGCCTATGAATTTATAACAGATTATAATATTGCTTCTCAAACAGTATCTAAACTTAATCCTTTATCAGGAGATAGTAATTATAAATTGGCTTATACTGCTGATGGTGCTAGGAATAATGCAGGTGAGTGGGGAAGAGCTGTAATGTACTATGTTCCTAATGGACAAACATATGGTATTAGAGTAGATAGAGCAGATGCTGCAAATAACATTACTGATTATACAATTAATCAAAGTTTAGGTACAAGTAGTAGCCCTACATTCACTAATATATATAATAATGGTTGGTTTAGAAATAACAATTCAAATGAAGGCTTATATAATCAAGTAACTACACAACATTGGAGTAGTAATATAAATGGTGCTTGGGATGCGTCAAGTACTACTACAAGTTCAGGCATTAGATTTTATACAGGTGGGCATGTTTCAAGTTTAAGAGGTTGGGTTTATGCTGATAGTTCAAACAACATTGGATTTTTAACTAATGATGGTAATTGGGCTGCTAAAGTAGATAGTTCTAAAAACTTAACAGTAACAGGTGATGTAACAGCCTACTCTGATATTCGTGTAAAAACAAATATTGAAACAATTACAAGTGCTCTTGATAAAGTAATAGCCATTAGGGGTGTTTACTATAACAGAACTGACAATGGTGATACTGCTCAAAAGATTGGAGTGATTGCTCAGGAAATACAAAAGATATTACCTCAAGTAGTAAATGAACAGGCAGATGGTATGCTTAGTGTTTCTTATGGGAATATTGTAGCTGTTTTAATTGAAGCTATCAAAGAACAACAGTTACAGATTGAAGATCTTAAAAATAAATTAGACTTATTAACGCAGAATAAATAATATAAGCTTTGTTTAACACTGACTCATTTGGTAATGTATATTTTCCTGCAGGAGTATCTGTAACGTCAATACCTGCTACTACTGGTACGCAGAATAAAGTTCTTGTGCCTGGACCTGGTGGTAGAATATCTTCTGCTTCTATATCACAGCTTATCACACAAAGCGGTGGTAACCTTGTTAGTTCTATATTTGGTAGAACAGGAGTGGTTACTGCTGCTTTAGGAGACTATAATACAGATCAAATTACAGAAGGTCAATCTTTATATTTTTCTGCAAGTAGAGCTAGAAAAGTATTAAGTGTTACAACATTTAATACTTCTGGTCCGGCTACTTATGATAGCACTACTGGTATTATCAATATACCACAGTATGGATCAGGAGAATCTAGTCCTGCTAACTTTGTTCCTCTTACTAGAAAAATTAGCATTAACGGTCAGACAGCAGATCTATCTGTAGACAGAATGTTTAGTGTTGAAGAGATGGTATACCCACCTTTAGGTATACCGGTATCTAATGGTACATCATGGGCAGCAAGTATAACTAATAACTCTGCTAATTGGAATACGGCATATTCTTGGGGTAACCATGCATTAGCTGGTTATTTAACTTCTTTTACAGAAACAGACCCAATCTGGACTGCAGAAAAAGTTAATTACTATACAAAGATTCAAGCTGATGCTAGATATCTGCAGTCTTATACGGAAACAGATCCTGTATGGACAGCAGAAAAAATAAACTATTATACTAAAACACAATCAGACGGAAGATACTTACAATCTTTTACAGAGACTGACCCTATATGGACATCTGAAAAAACTAATTATGCTTTAAAGACATACGTAGATACAAGCATATCTAACTTAATAGACACTGCTCCAACAACACTTAATACTCTTAATGAGTTGGCAGCTGCATTAGGAGATGATGCTAACTTTAGTACAACTATCACTACACTAATAGGTACTAAAGAACCAGCTATTACTCCAGGTACTACAGCACAATACTGGCGTGGTGATAAGACCTGGCAAACATTACCTATATACACACTTAGTGGTCTAGGTGGTGAGCCAGCAATAAGTCCAGGAACTACTTCACAGTATTGGAGAGGTGATAAAACTTGGCAGACTTTACCTATTTATTCATTACCAATTGCTACAGCATCTATATTAGGTGGTATAAAAGTAGGTTCTAATTTATCTATAAACCCAACTACTGGAGTTTTAGATGCAACATTTACATACACATTGCCTACAGCTAGTGCTACAGTTCTTGGAGGCATAAAGGTAGGATCAAATTTATCTATAGATGGTAATGGGGTTCTTTCTGCTGGAAATAGTTATGTACTTCCAATAGCTTCTGCTTCAGTACTAGGAGGAATTAAAGTAGGAACTAATCTTAGTATAGATGCAAACGGTGTTTTATCTTCAACGGATACTAATACAACTTACGCTAATTTTACAAGAACAGTATCAGGACTTGTACCTAATCCTGGAGGATCAACCACTAATCGTTATTTACGAGAAGATGGTACATGGGTAATTCCACCAGACACTGATACAAATACATGGGTTGCTAACTCTGTTAACGTAGCAGGTTATGTAGCAGCTCCTGGTGCAGTTGCAAATAAAGTGTGGAAGACAGATGGTTCAGGAAATCCTGCATGGAGAGATGATGCTGACACTGATACAGTTTATGTTCACCCTACCACTGCCGGTAATAAACATATTCCTGCAGGAGGAACAACTGGTCAAATATTAAGATGGTCTGCAGATGGCACAGCTGTATGGGGAGCAGATAATGATACTACTTATACATTAGCTGGATTAGGTGGACTTGCTTTATCTGGTGGAGTTATGACTGGAGCAATCACTTTAAAAGAAGGTGTAGGCAATGGTCTTAAGTTTCCAAATGATGTATTTGGAGGAAGTGGAGATACTGCAGGTATGAGACTAGTTGCTCGTAGTGGTGAAGCTATGTCTTTAGAAGTATATCTTACTAATGATGCTGATGATTGGTTTAATATATCTGTTCCTGATAATAATGCAGCTAAAGTAAATGGTAATACTATTTGGAATACTGCTAACTTAACTAATCTAAACCAGCTTTCAAACGGTCCTGGTTATATTACATCTTATGTAAATACATGGGATGCAAATACAAGAGATGTTGCTGGATATGTTGCCGCACCTGGAGCTGTAGCTAATAAAGTATGGAAAACTGATGCAAGTGGTAATCCAGCTTGGCGTGATGATGCCGATACAGATACTAACACAACTTATACAGCAGGAGCTGGGTTAACTCTTAGTGGTACAAGTTTTAGTGTAACTAAAACAATTACTGCTTCTGAAACTGCAGACACTATTGCTTTAAGAAATGGTAGTGGTCAACTAGTAGCAACAGGTTTTTTTCAAGCATCTAGTAGAACACTAAAGACTAATATTAGTCCTTTTACAAGATCTGCTTTAGATATAATTAGAGAAGTTTCTGTTGTAAGCTTTAACTATAAAACAGATGTTATAAATAAACATATTGGTTTTATTGCAGAAGATACTCCAGAAGAGTTATCTACAAGAAGTAAAAATGTAATGGATTCTAATAATACTATTGGTGTATTGTTAAAGGCTATACAAGAATTAGAAGATAGAATTAAAACCCTTGAATCTAAGTAATGAGAAGTAATGGTTTTCAGATAACAGGAAATGAGCTTAAAGCCATGTCTAACGAAGGTTTGATAGGTGTTAAAACTTCTATTGAACAAACAAACCGTTGCTTAACACGTGAAGAAGTTTTTAATTCTGTTTATTGTTATGCAGGTAGTGCACCATCTGGAAACTTTATTCCATTTACTAATGGTGCACTATCTCCAAATTTAACTTGTAACTTTGAATATATAAATCCAATAATAGCTACTTCTGTAGTTTTTTGGATGAATCAAGAAGGTAACCCATATTTGAATTGTGATTTGTTTGCTAACATAAATGGTAATCCGCTAATGTTAGATCCAGCTAACAATTTAAATGGTATGTTTTTTGGTGGTCCTCAAATATCACCTGATATGAAAACGGTAACTCCAGTTGGAGGTGTTGTTTATGTTCAAGCTAACTTTGGATTAAATAGCCCTGAAGCAGGAAATGATTGGGGGTGGAATGCTCCTGGTATTGGTAAACTTGAAGTATATGCAAATGGAAGTTTAATAAGTAATCAAACTCTTTGGAAATATCCCTATAGTGGACCAAATGCAGAAAGTTTAAACTACTCTATTACAATACAGGCAGGTGTAACTTATTATATAAAAGCATATTCACTGGTAGCTTACACGTATGAAGGTTGTTACGATGTAACAAACGCTTATAATGCTTGTGGTGGTAGTGGTGAATGTGGATGCATAGCATGTTAATATATGGCAAATAACGCAATACTATATTCTTATTGTTCTACATTTAATGTAGGATGTCCTGTGTGGACTACTCCAGATAGAACTGTAGTAGCAAGTCCAGGTATATATTCTGCATTTGATTATAGTGTACAAGGTACTAGATATATTACTGTAGCTAATGGTGTAATTACATCTATTGATAATTTATGTCCAGTAGGACCTGGTAGTGTAATTGCTACAATATCAGGATATAACACTGGAATAATAGAAGTATCTAGAGGAGAAAATAGTACAAGCATGACTCCATTTTATACATTAGGTAGAGATTGGATTGAAGCTAAATCTAGTACAAATGGTGTATATATATATGCAATTAGAAATCTTATTGTTCCAGAATCTGGTGGAAGAATTGAAAGATCATTAGACAGTGGTGCAACCTTTAATATTATTTCATCTGGTGTGACACCTACTCATAATCCAGTAGCTATATCAATGGACGAAACAGGTGATACTGTTCTTGTTGTAACTCAAAATGGATATATTTATTATAACTTAGGACCTTATTATACTAACTTTAGTTCTTCAACTACTCCAGGAATAAGAAACTGGAAAGCTGTTGCTGTTAGTGCTGCTGGAAATCTTATTATTGCAGCTGCTGAAGATGGTACAGTTTGGAGAACTTCTAGATACCAATTAGTTAATACACCTAACACTCAAGGATGGGTTCAATCTAATGTAGGTGGTGGCTCAAATTCTTGGACATCAATAGCAATGAACCGTTTAGGTTCTGTTATATGGTTGGTTGGAAATAATACACATCCATATTTATCAACAGATGGTGGGCAAACTTTTATACAAGTACCAATAACAGTTACCATACCTAATATAGGTACAATAAGTAGTCCTTTTAATTTTTCAAATATTGCTACAGATAATCTAGGTAATAATACAGTAGCTACAGTTGAGCCAAGTAGTAATTCTGCTAATCTTAGTTTTATTGCAAAAAACTTTATTGGTGGTTCTGTGAACTATAATAACTGGTCATGGGGTTGGGGGTATACAGGTTATTATCCATATAATGGAATGCCAAATGGCAATTGGACAGGACTAACCGTAAGTTCAAATGCTGCTACAATATACGCTGTTAACAATCATCCAACACAAGGTGGATTATATATATCACAAGATAATGCTTCAAATTTCTATTTTACTGGAGGTGTAAAATCTTATACATCAATAAGTTATATAAGAAATCAAACTTGTCCAGCAAATGGTACAGTTTTAGATCAATATTGTGATGGAACAAGTTGGATACAAGTATTTGCAAATGGGACATGTGGTACATATACTACTGTAGATTATAACTCTCCTAACTGTCAATCTCTAGAATGTAATGCTTATTCTGTATCTGATTTTGGATATGTATCTTATGTAGATTGTAATGGTGATAATCAGTTTGTATACTACAGTCCTGGAGATTTCTTTTGTGCTCGTACTTTTAACTATGGTCCAGCATATCTATATGCACTTGGTTGTGATGTAGGACCTGGAGGAGGATTTGTTTAATAATTTAAAAAACATTTAATATCTTTACAATATGGCTTTACCAACAGCTGGAAATAGCATAAGTATTTCTCAAATTAGAACAGAACTTGGAACTAGTTCTGGAAGTCTTAGAACTTTATCATCATTGGCTGGTAAATCTACACCAGATGCTATGAGTGAGTTTTATGGATATAGTAGTGCTGTAACAGTTAACATTAATGCTTTTGTTCCAAGCAATATGGGTTGTTACAACAACTATACGTTTGCTGCAGCAACTGAAAGTTCAGTAGCTGTAAATACAAATGTAAGTGTTAACGTATACTGGTATGGTGATTTAGGTGGTTATATTGCAGGATATTTTACCATAAATTCAGGAAATTATTGTGGAAGCACAAATATATCTACTGGTGGTAGTATAAACTGTATAGGTGAATATATTTCAAACATTAGTTGGGAAGTAACTCCATCAACTAGTGGAAGTCAAAATTATTTTCCTTTTAACTATTATACTGATTTATTTCCTTGTTAATTATTAAAAAATAAAATATGATAACTTACAAACTAAGACCTGACACAATTCCAGTTAGAATTGATACTGAGGCTAAAACTATTACAAATGTTGTAAATAAACCTGATCAAAAAATATTAGGTTTTATGACTAATGAAGATTATTATAGCAAGTATGTAGCTGATGCTGGTTCTTGGCCTCTTATTACAGAAGAAGAATTTAATACTGCTAAGGCAGAAGTTATAGCAGCTTTATCTGTCATTTAGACATTAAAACATGTGAATAAACTTTTTGGTTGTATATTTGTATATATTTGTATATTCGTAGCAGATTAATCTAAAATAAAAAAAACAATGGAAAAAATTTCTCTTAAGTTGTTTGAGTTCTACAATCTAGATGCAGAGCTTAACGGTTTATCCAATCAACAAACAGGTGAAAAGATTGCTTCTGGTTTAATCCAGGAAAAACTTTCTCTGGTTACTAAGTACTGGCTAACAGAACTTGGTAAAAAAGTAGCTGCTGAAAAGGCTTCAGTAGAAGAATTAAAGAACGACCTTATCAAGAAGTATGGTAAGGAAGATGACAAGGGTGGTATATCTATCCCTATGGTCATTGAAGAAATGGACTCAGAAGGTGAGCCTAAAAAAGATGTAGACAAGGATGGTAATTGGTTTACTAAAAAAGTAATCAACCCTGACTTTCAGTTGTTTGAGAAAGAGTTTAACGACTTGCTTCAGACTGAAAAAGAACTTGAGTACAAGGCTTTTACACTTGAAGACTTTGAAAAAGTTGAGACTTCTGAGAACTATGGAACTTTCTTTAAGCTTATTAAGATTGAAGAAACTAAGGTTGTACCTTTGAATTAAGACAATCCTCCCTTCCATATATAAAAGACCACTCTATACTTAGGGTGGTTTTTTTGTTATTTCAACAAAAATAATGTATATTATATTGTAGACTACTTAAAATCTAAACACAAATATTATGGCACTTAAGATTACAGCTCAGATTGGAACCGATAAAGGGATTACATCTGAGGCATATGTACGCATTGCTGATTATCAGATCTCTAAATATGGTTCTGCTAACTTTAGAATTGAGCTTTTTCAGAGTGAAGCTGACTCAGTTCCTGCAACATCTTATCCAGGAATGTCTGGAGGTGTAGCTCGTAACCAACAAATTGGTGAGAGCTTGTATATTGCTATGACTAAACAAGTTGAGGAAACAATGACTGTAAAACGCATGGTTCCTGTACAAGTAGAATTTACTGAAGAAGCACCTGGTCCTTTAGATGAAGAAGGAAATCCTACAAGTACAACTGTAACAAGAACTCGTACAGAAATGCAAGAGCAAGATGTAGAAGAGACAATGACTAAAACTGTTCCTGATTTATCATCTGCAGAAGGTGTCGATGTATTTGAGTTTGGCTACAGTCACTTGAAAACAAAATTAGAAGGTCTGTTTGGTGCAGACAACGTGGTTGATTGTTAATAACTAATTGATATCCAATATTATATGCTACCTGTAAAATCCAATACTGCTGATAAGGGTTGTTCTCCGGTATCCTCCAATTGTGTAATTTGGCAAGGACCGGATCTGTCTTGCATTAACCTCTGCAACGGTGATGCTATTTCTGATGTAGTGTATAAACTAGCAACTCAGCTATGTACAATACAGACTTCTTTAGACTTATCTACTATAGACTTATCTTGTCTAGTTTCATTTTGTTCGGCAACTAACCCAGCCCCTACTAATAAAACCCTGTCAGCAGTTTTGGATTTTATTATAGATAAAGTATGTTGTTTAAATACAACTATTGCAAATTTACCTGGAGCAGGATCTAATGGTTATACTGAACCTAATGTAGCATTGCCTACTTGTTTACAATATCAAGATCCCGGAACAGGTCAAACTGTTACTGTACTTCAACATAGTGCATATACTTTAAGACTTGCTAACCAGCATTGTAGTTTAAAAGCTGTTGTAGATAGCCACACAACAACTATTGCTTCTCATAATACAAGAATTACTGCTTTAGAAAATAGTCCTTCTGTAGTATTACCTACAGTGACACCTAATTGTATTCTTTCTCCAGTACCTACTGCTATGAACGTAGTATTAGATGAGTTAGAAGCACAGTATTGTAATTTAAGATCAGTATTAGGAACAAATACATCATTAACGGCAGCCGTTGCCCAACAGTGTCAAGGACTTGGAGCATCTGCTGCTTTAAGTTCTGCAGGTACTATCAGTAGTTTAACAGGCTGGAACGCTAGTTCAACTACTATTTCGTCTGCTGTTCAAAATTTATGGGTAGTTCTTTGTGATATGAGATCTGCTATTTTTGATCTTAAAACTACAGCTGGTGCAACTGATTGCTCTGCGTTTATTCTTAACTTTAGTGCAGCAGCTAATGAAGCTCGTACAACAGTTACATTATTCTTTTCTGGAACTACAGTAGTACCTGCAGGTTTTGCAAACTGTACTGCTCAAGGATCTAAAGTGACAATTAAAGATACATCTGGCAAAACGTTTACTGGTTACGTTGATTTGATTGCAGCACAAACTGATATTGATGGAATAACATTTACAGTATCTGGAGCATCGTTAAATCCTGGTTCAAATTATACAGTAACTGTAGAAGGTTGTGTAAGCAAAAGTGGAAATACTTGTACTAAAATAGTCAACTTTGATGTACCAGTACCTTGTCCTATTATTACATCAGTAACTGCAATATTATCATAGTATGAACGTAACACTAACCTGGACACCTGGTGTAGGATCTACATCTCAGACTGTGCAATATAAACTTGCATCAACTTCTACGTATACTACATTTAGTACTTTAACAGGAATAGCTACTACAGAAACTGTTACAGGGCTTAGTGATAATCTAATATATGATTTTAGAATTAGTACTGCTTGTAATGGTGGAACAAGTACCTTTAGTCCTGTTGTACAAAAGATTAATATTATTTGTCCTACTGTAACAATAACCCCTTCGTCTGATAGTCTTTCTTATAGTTTTCCAGAAATAGGTGGTTCGGTTGGAAGTTATTCTGTTAAGTTGTTTAACTCAGCTGGTACATCAGAACTAGCGTCTCAAACTCCTACAGGTACTACAACTCTTACAGGAACATTTAGCAGCCTTACAGCAAGTACTACTTATAAGATTAGAGTGGTTCCTACAGCTGGAACAATTACTAAAACTGATTGTGCATTTGCTACTGGCACAACTTCTGCTCCTCCTGTGTGTAATGCACCAACTGGAGTAACTGCTGTGTTAGCAGCTGAAACCTAATATAAACATTTAATAATATAACATTATGTCATGCGGTTGTAACGATACTCCTCTACCTTTAGGTAATTGCAATGATGGTTGTGCAGATTGCTCACCAACTAATGCAGTAAATCTACCTCCTTGTATAGGGGGTGAAGCTTGTGATGAAATAGCATTTACAGATTGTGTTAAGTTTGCTGGTCCAAATCTTCCAGCATTAAAAATTCTTAATGGTGATCGTTTAATTACTGTATTAACAAAACTACATAGGGTTTTAAATGGACTTATAACTCCTACTATTCCTTTAGTTAGTCATGTAGCAACATCTACTACAACAACTCCTTTAGTTGTAAGTTATTTAGGACTTGGTCCTGTTTATACTTCTACAGCAGGAGCTACAAGTAGTGGAGCAACAGTTACTGTAGGTTCAACTACAGGTTTAGTTGTAGGTATGACATTAGAAGTGACAGCTGGTCTTGGTGCATTTGCAGCTAACAGCACTGTTCTTTCTGTACCTACATTAACTACATTTGTTGCATCAGCAGCACCAACTACAGCATTATCTGGAGGTGCGAGTGTAGTTACTGCTACAGGATTGGATCACCAAATATTTAACATATCGGTAGTTCAAGGAACTCCAAAAGCATTTAAAGCTTTTGTAGGATCTCCAATTAAAGTGAGCGGCACAGGTACAATCGTGTAATAACAAATAATCATATGATATCATCATCTTGTAATACTTTAAAAACATTAACTATTGAATATGCTACATCTAGCATAATGCCTAGTAGTGGTTACACAGTTCAATGGAGAGTTGTAGGAGATGAAGTGTGGAACACAGAGCCTAATAAAAGAGCTAATCCTATTGTAATATCTGGTATCCCATCTTGTTTTCCCTTAGAAGTAAAACTGTTAGTTGACTGTGGTAACGGATTAGAAGTAGTGGAAATATTTGGCGTACAAGGATCTGGTTCTAATTTGTGTTATGAGTTTGAGCTTCTTGATTCAGCTCAATATAGTTATACTCCATGTGGTGGAACAACTCCTGTATCTGTATACAATATTGCACCTTTAGGTGTAGAATCTTTAAGACAAACTATATGTGCTATAGATGGTTCTGTAATTGGTGGAAGATATACTCGTTCAGAACAATGTTTAGGAAACCAATTTTAAATAAATGGCTAACGAATTAACTATAAACTTTACAGCAGCTACTCCAGCACCATCTGGTGGATATCTGGTTAGATATTGGCAAACATCTACACCTGGAACTGTATTAACAACTACAGTTACAACTAGTCCTGTTGTTATTAGTGGCTTAACTGGTTATGACTATACAGGCACTATTGAATCTGTATGTAGTTTTGGTAACTCTACAAGAGTAGATTTTACAGATGCTGTTTGTAATGTAACATTTAATATTTCATCAACTGCTCCAACTAATCAAGGTGGTACTAATGGTACTGCTACAATTAGTAATATTGTAGGAGGTTCTGGAACTTATACTTATAGCTGGAATACTACTCCTGTTCAAACAACATTAACGGCTATTAATCTAGTAGCTGGTCAAACATATGTTGCTACAGTTACTGATACTATTACTAGTTGTGTAACTACGGAAAATATTGTAGTTGGTCAAACTAACTTTACATTTGATGCTGATTACATGGTGATTACTTATCAGTTTACAAATGGTCAAGATCTTGATACACGAACAAGAATTGTATCTATAGACGGTACAACTTATGCTGATCAAAATGGACAGGGTAAGCATATTGGTTATGGTCAATATCAAAGAACTCCACAAAGTGCTACTTACTTACAAGGAAATAGTAGTGTATGTACCTATCCTGTTAAACCATTAGCGATTTGGGGATCTGATAATACAGGTCTTGGTTTTGAAGCTGTAATGATTGACTTTACACAACTTGGAGTTGGTCAAAATGAAGTGGTTATAGATTGTCGTGCATTATGGTGGAGTACTATAGGTACTAATCCTGTAAATATAGGTTTTACTCTTTATAAAGGAGGTTGTATGATTAAGCAAGGTAGTACAGGTTCTCCAGCATTTGGTTTTACTAATCCTTCAGCTACTTCAACTTTAGTTGGTGCATCTGCAAGTAAAGTTATTACAGCTTATAATAACGGTACTCTTGCTCTTGGATCTTCTGATCTTGAAAGTCCAAGTGTTAATGCTGGTTTATCAAGAGGACAACGTTTAGCTGTTATTACATATAACAGAAGTACAAATGCAGGTAACATAGATATTAATGATACAACAACTCCTGTAGTATAATGAAAGAATTAACCGCAATAGTAGAAAATAATTTAGGTGGTGATTATGTAATTCACGCATCTTATAAACTTAATGATATTCACTATATTATATATAAAGAATATGATGGTTCAAGAAGTGTAGTATTGAAAGACTATAATACTCTTAGTCCATTTTTTAATAACCTTATTGAAGCAGACACTTGGATAAATACTAATTCATAATGGCAACTTTAAGTATATCTTTTCCTTTAATAACCCCAACTCCTCAAGCAGGGTATAGGGTACTTTATTGGCCTACAGATAGTCCAAGTAGTTCTGTTGTAGTTACACCTAATCCAATAAGTTCTCCTGTAGTAATTACAGGTCTTAATGCTACTTCATATACCGGTACAGTACAAGTTTCTTGTGGTGGGGGTACATTTTCTACTCCTGTTACTTTTACAGCAGCGGCCACTAATAGTGGAGCAGCTACTTTGTCAATAGGTACGCCTTGTGGTGCTGGTTCTGGTAATTATAATTTAACAGGTACAGTAGGAGATATTGTAAGACTTAAGTTGGGTGTTACAGGTTTGCTTACTCCTAGTGATGTAGCATGGTTAACTGCAAGTATAGGTTCAGTTAATCCTGACTTTTTTGCTATTGCGACTACAGAATGTTTTCAACCAGGAGCTAATGCAAGCATTAATTTAAACATATATAAAAATATTATAATACCAGTTGGTGGAGTTGTAAATATAAATACATCAATCTTTGCAAATAATTCAACATCTAGTATGGTATCAGCATCATTAACTATTATGACAGTTAATGGTGGGAATAATACTTCAACAGGTAACACTCAGATTAATGGGGTTTGTGTAGGCAATTCTTCTACGGGAGGAAGTTGTCCTGGAGTTTCGTATATAGGTGATTAAAATATAAAAAAGTCAGTGGTTTTCTTGGTTTCCACCTGGCAAACAAAGCCCCTGCTATTTCTATAGTGGGGGCTAATTTGTAAAATAATAAAATAATTGTGTATAAAAAAGTATTTTTATAATTAAGTTAACCTAACTTTATACACCATATACCAAATATAAATAACTATGACGTTAATCAATCAGGTGTATGGGTCTCTCAGATGGAAAAAAACTGATGAGGTCTGTGCTTCAAAATTAGGTATTTCGTTACAAAAGTACCAAGAAGTTAAAACACAAATTTTACAAACTAAAGAACTTTTACAAGGAGGCATTGATAATAGTCTTGTAGATTTAGTAGGTAGAAGGATGCTAGAACTTATAGATGATGATACAATTAAGAATCAGTACATCTCAGACCTTGAAAACCAATTGGTGGATAGTATCAACCAAAATAAAGAAAAGGTCGTAGAATGGAAGGAAAACCTTGATGAGGGCACAGCAGAGATTAAGGGTATAGCTTTCTCAGAACCAAAGAGTCCAGAGGAAATTATTAGAATATTAAAAATTGACACTGAAAAGTGGAAACTTAGTTCTTATTGGAACAAACAACATAAAGACTACTGGCTTATTTCAGCCATGGTTACGCACAAAACCTTGGAACCCAAGGACTTATTAGAACAAACTTTACTGAATTTTAATCCGTCATACCAGCCCGTTGCAGAGGTATTTTTAAATGACACATTTCCTGAGCTTACCGTGGGGGTTTTGAGTATTCAAGACCTTCATTTTGGTAAAGAGGATAACGGGAGTATTGTAGAAGATTTTAAAAAGTCTATACAGAATCTTGTATTAAGAGCATATTACTCTCATCATGTAGATAAGATAGTATATGTAATAGGAGGTGATCTGTTAAACATGGATACTTTTTCAGGTCTTACTACTAAAGGTACGCCTGTAGATTCAGATCAAAGAGCTCAAGTTGCATACAATCATGCGTTTGATGCTATGTACTGGTCTGTAAATTACATCAAACAGTTCTGTAATAAATTGGAAGTAGTGTATCTTCCTGGTAATCATGATAGACTTTCATCTTATCATCTAGTACATGCTCTTTCTAAATGCTTTAGTACAGAAGGTATTACATTTAATGCTGAGTATTCTGAAAGAAAGGTTGTCATTTTTGGTGAAAACTTTTTAGCATTTGAGCACGGAGATGTTACAAAGAAGATGACTGCTCTTGTTTATGCTACAGAGTTTCCTGTAGAATGGGGACAAACTACATATCGCACTTGTTACACTGGACATTTTCATACTAAGAAAGTTACTGAGTTTGTTACTGATAATGAGGTTCATGGTTTTTCTATAAAGCATTTACCAAGTCTTTGTAAGTCAGACTATTGGCATTATCATAATAAGTTTACAGGTTCTAAGCGTCAAGCAGTTATGGAAATCCACGGTATTACCAAAGGAAAGCTATCTGAGTTTACTTATAATGCTTAAACTATAAAAGTTTAACTAGGAAACCTCGTAGATTTTTCGTAAATTATTAATGTAGCAGCATAGTGAAAACATATAAAAGACCTGACCTCAACGCTCCTAGATATAGATCTAAGAAGTTGAACTTTACAAACTTAGAGTTTTACGATAGGTTTTTAAAAGAAAATCCAAAATATGATTCAGTAAGTATGGATAAATTCAAAGAAGTCATATCTGTGTTTAATGGAAAACTTTGGGAAACAGCAGTTGAAGAACGTGATGGTATAGAGTTACCAGAGCAGTTAGGTAATTTGTTTATTGGTTCTTGTCCACGTAAAAAAAGACACAATACTAATTATAAATTATCTAATGAACTTGGTTCTTTAGTTCAATGCCAAAACTGGGAAAGTGACAATTATGTAGCTAAAATTTTATATACTAACTATGAGACCAAGTATCGTTTTAAAAATAACGAGATGTGGTCTTTTACTGGCATAAGAGATTTTAAAAGAACTGTAGCTAAAACATATCCTGAAAATTGGAAAAAATACATACTGCTTGATAATATGATTAAAGTAAGTAGAATTTTTAGAAAACAAAAAGTTCAGGAGTTTATTAAAAACGAAACAGAAATATTGTTAAACCAATATGATGAGTTTAATTTAGATTAAAGCCATGGCTAAAACTACAATAGGGGATGTAATCTCTAGAATGCGTACACAGATAAAAGCTGTCAGACAGGATGCTTTCCTTACTGATAGAGCTATCTATGCATTTATATTAAAGCATGCTAAATGGTTGATGAAACGTGAAGACGGAAAGAGTCAACTACTTTCATATTCTGGTGTATTACAAAGCATGGACTTTGTAGAACTTATTGAAGTGGATAAAATAGAAGCATGCTGTACAGGATTAACATCCGATTGTACTATTAAACGTACAAAAGAAAAAATGCCTGTTTTTATGCAAGGGTTCAATGGACCTCTTATTAGATCTACTACTTCTATAGATGGGTCTGAAGAGCTTAACTCAACAAACCCTAGTTCATATTTAGCCATATCTAAATCTAAAAACTTTAAATTTAACAAGTCTAAATATTATTGGTATCTAAATGATTATCTATACTTTCCTAACTTAGACTGGGATGCTGTACGTATAGAAGGAATCTTTGAAGAAGATATTTCTATTTTTACTTGTGCTGCAGATAGCTGTGTACAAAAAACAGATCAGCCGTTTAACGTACCTGATTATTTATTTGGTGAAATAGAAAGTAATGTATTTAAAGATCTAATGGGAATGATGCAGATTCCTTCGGACTCTTCTCAAGATAAACAGAATGTACTTCGATGAAAACTGAAATTCAATATAGAACCTTTGATCAACTTCTTGATGAAGTTGTTACAGACTTTGTCATATACAATAATGAAGGTATGATTGAGCCTGCCCAGCTTATTAAGGTGGCACAAAGAGTTAATTATGATTTAGGTCTTAGAATCCATGGAACTAAAGAAAAAGTATTAGATATTGAGAAAAGGAAAGTAAAACTTCCTAATGATTTTTATGTACTTAATTATGCTTACTTATGTGGTAAGTATAAAGTGACTTATCCTTCTATGTCTGGTAGACACACAGAAAACGTAATACTAGATCCATCTAAATGTACTGTTGTCAATGGTGTAAATACTTGCAATAGTTGTGGTGGAACCGATACTACTTGTATCTGTGAAAGAACATATGCTGTAGAATGTAAAACAGGAGAGAAAGTATATGTACAAGTAGTTGAAAAACGCAAGCATGAAGTTAAGACTTACGAGACATTTGAAAAGTTAAGTATTGCTACTTCTACAGGAAGGGTAGATGCTCTTAATGATACTGATAAAACTGGTTATATTAAGAACGGATTTATCTACACTAATTTAGAAGAGGGTTCTGTTTTTATTTCTTACCAAGGATCACTTGAAGATGATGAAGGAAACTTACTAGTATTAGATCATCCAGTAATTAATGAGTACTATGAGTATGCTATGAAACAACGCATTCTTGAAAATTTATATATTAATGGAGAAGATGTTACTCAAAAGATGCAGCTTATTGAGCAGCGTTTGAGAGGAGCTCGTAACAATGCGTTAAGTATTGTAAACACTCCAGACTTTGCAGAGATGTATAAAGTGTGGCAGATGAATCGTAAAGCTCAGTACAATAGATATTATGATATGTTTAAAAGCACAGACGGTGTATAACATATGAGAATAAGCACTACTATAAAGTTGCCAACATACAGTTGTAAGCTCGTTGTAGTAGTGGTGGAAAGTGTATCCGCATCTGCAGAAAAGCTTTACAAGAAGTATAAAATAAAAGATGATTTTGGAGGAGAGGCTGAAGGGGCATTGATAATGCCAGACATAGATAACTATTATTTGTTACTAGGTGATCAGTTCTTAACTCATAATACAATCGCTCATGAACTCTATCATGCTGTAGTTAGAATAACAGAAGATAGAGATATAACAGATGAAGAAGCACAAGCTTGGTTGGTTGGGCATCTTTCTGGAGAGATATATAAATTTTTAGATAAGAAGAAGTTAGTAATTAAACATGGCTGAACAAGAATCACAAAATCCGGGAGCTGTTACCAACACCTTTAGCAAAGGTATGGTGAAAGATTACAATGAGACCTTTGTAGGTGAGGGATTGTGGACGCATGCTCGTAATGTAGTTAACAACTCACATGATGGTCAGATTGGAGTTCTTGGCAATGAACCAGCTAACTTATATTGTGTAACTCTTCCATACACTTTGATTGGTACTGTACACTATGGTGGTGATCAATGGGTAGTTTTTACAACTGATGACCTTAACTCTGAGATTGGAATATTTGATGAGTCTGCTTGTTCATATACCAAAGTTATAAATGATCCATGTTTAAACTTTAAACGTAGTAATCTTATTACAGGTGTTTGTCGTGAAAGATACGACTGTGAAAACTTATTATATTGGGATGACGGTTTAAATCCAACAAGAGTTTTAAACATTAATGACATTCCTTATGTATGCACTACTCCATCAACTACTCAACCTTTTAAATATAAATTGATTGGAGCCACATGTAGTGCTAAAACTGCAACTACTACTCTTACCTATACAGATATTAACTTTAACTCACAAACTAAGCATTTAGTAGATGGGGAAGTTTTTGAGTTTTTATCATTTGATAAACCACAATCAATGCAGATTACTAGTCGTAGTTGCACTGATGAACCATGTTATACTCATACTATTAGTGTTACTATTCCTACTGCAGGACGTACTACATATGAACTATGTCTTACTGATAAGCAAGCTTACGATCAACAGTTTCCTGATGGATCTCTTAATCCATTAACTGTCATTGCTAAGAAGACAGATAACAATGGTAATGCTATTCCTTGTGGTTGTGTTTCTCAAAGTACAACAACTGCGTCTTATGTTTTAAATGATGTTACAAATTTAGGATCAAACACATCTGATACACTTACTTGCAAAACTCCTATTTGTTCTGATCGTTTAGATTGTGAAAAAATTAGATTGGCTTCTTTAGTAAAACAACCTTGTCTTTCCTTACAAAAAGGAAAGGGAGCCGGTACACTAGCAAATGGTTCTTATCAAGTAGCATTGGCATACACTGTAGACAATGTTAGGGTTACTGATTATTTTGGTTTAAGTGAAGTTCAGTCTTTATTTAGTCATCAAAATTTATCTAGTTCTTTAGAAGTTAAGATTATAGATGTTGATAGAAACTTTGATGAGTTTGAACTAGTTGTAATATCTAATATTAATCAACAAACTGTAGCTAAAAGTTTTGGTTACTACTCTACTAGTCAAGGTGTAATTTATATTAGCAGTGTAGGACCAGAGTTAATTACTGTACCTCTTTCTTTTATTGTTTTAAGAACTGAACCAATTGAGAAATCAGACGCTATGTATTCAGTTAATAACTATTTACTACGTGTTGGTGTATATAGTAAGTTTAGATTTAACTATCAAAAACAAGCTAATGCTATTAAATCAAAGTGGGTAGCTGTACAGTATCCAGCAAATTACTATGTAAAAGGAGGAAACAATCCTTCATTTATGAGAGATGAGCAATATGCATTTTTTATAAGATGGGTGTATAATACAGGTGAGCGTTCAGATTCTTACCACATCCCTGGTAGAGAAGCAAAATCTTTAGAAACTTCTATAGTAGGTGGAGAAGATGCTTATGAAATTGCAGATGGAATTTCTGTAGAACGTTGGCATGTGCAAAATACCGCTACTGTAGATTCAATAACTACAAGTACTTTATCAGATGGTGGTAAAATTATTGCATCTGGTCAAATGGGTTATTGGGAATCTACAGAGCTTTATCCTGATAACAATCCACAAGTATGGGGTTCATTATGTGGTAAACATATCAAGCATCATAAATTTCCTGATGCTACTGTAGATCCCGTTATTAATCATTATAACTCTGATGGTCAAAATATTGTAGTACTTGGTGTACAGTTTGAAAACATAACCCATCCATTAGATATAAATGGAAAAACTATATCGTCTATTGTGGGGTATGAAATACTTAGAGGAAGTAGAGAAGGTAACAAAACTATTGTAGCTACTGGTATACTTAATAACATGCGTGAGTATGATGTTCAAGAAGGTGCTACAGGTATTAAAGGTCTTTATCAGAACTATCCATACAATGACCTTTCTCCAGATTATTATTTGACTTCTAATGAATCTAATATAAATCAAGGTTCTTTTGAAAACCGTAAAGATAATCCATTAAGAAATTATAGAAAAGATATATTTTCTTTTCATAGTCCTGATACTACTTTTACACAACCTTTTTTATCTGCACAAGAACTTAAGATATACGGAGAAGCTTATGGTAATTCACAAGGATTGTTTGAGATACCATGGAGACATCCTAAAAATAAGTTTATTGGTAAAGATGTAGAGTTTGTAAACAAAGCTTTACAGATAATTAGAATTATTAATAGTATATCTACTGAGCTTCCTCCTGGTGCTGTAGAGTTTATAGGTAACAATAAAGTTCCTGTTAAGCTTAATATTACTCCTGTAAAACCGGAACCAAAGAAAACAGTATTAGGATCAGTTCTTGGAGGTATTACAAATATTATCGCTCCTGGTGCTGGGTCAGTAGTATCTGGAATAGTTGATGGTATAGCTTATGGTATTAATGCAGTTAGTTATGCTGCACAACTGCTTGTAGTAAAATATATACATTCTGAAACTACTCATGCTCAGATACAAATCTTAATTTATGGGTTGATACCTAAGCGTCAATATGCTTTACAATATAACTCTCATGGATTCTTTAATAAGTTTTCTCCTGCTAAAGACGGAAACAGAAGAAGAAAGATTGATGATAGTTTATATATAAAAGGAAACGTACAGAGTTTTAATAATGGTTTTAGAGTTAATAACTTATACAGAAGTAATTTTGTAATAATTAAACTTGCTGATGGTAAGTTTATTGCTAATCCAGATAATGTAGATGACAGTAGAGTATTAATTAGTGATGTAAACACAGAACCTAAAAAATCATTCCAACGTAAAATATCTTCTCAATACGGAGCTTTAAAAATATCTTTACCAGCACAATACGGTCAGTTAGAGTCTGTTAAACAAATTCCAATTTCTAATTGTGTAGGTAAAACTAATGCTGCATCTGGAGCTAAGTTTACATCTGATATTATATTTGGTGGTGATGTTTATATTAATAAGTTTACTGAAAAGAACACAATGCCTTTCTTTAATGATTGGATGATAGACTTTCCAGATGAAACAGCTTATGATTATAGAAACTACATAAATGTGCCTTTTCCTAGGTACTGGATGAATACTGCTGAAGCAGAATATAAACTATTGCAAAGTTCAGCTAAAGAACATCATCACTTAGATAAAAGTGTAAGTAGATTCTTTTATATCCATCAAGGATATATGTATTTATTTAACTCTGGTGTAAGAGAGTTTTTTGTTGAGTCTGAAGTTAACCTAGCTTATCGTGATTGGGAAGATGAAACATCTAAGCGTCACTATGATAGTAGTTCATTTACTGATCTAAGTTTAATCTTTAGAAGTGATATAATTAAAAGTGGTAATTATTATAAGTATGATTATTCTTTAAGTTTGTCTAAACTATATAATAATTTTATATCTTGGGGTAATCTTTTACCAAGAACATATGATCCAATAACTTATTCTAGTTGCTACACATACAGACCAAATAGAGTAATTTATTCTTTACCACAACAAGATGAAGTGAGTAAAGATAACTGGAGATTATTTTTAGCTAATAACTATTCAGATTTTGGATCTAAAGTTTCTAGTGTAAAATCAGTAAACTCAAGTGGTGCATTATTTATGATGGCTACTCAAAGCCCAATTCAGTTTTTGGGAGTAGATCAACTTCAGACAGATGCAGGTACTAAAATTACTATTGGTGATGGAGGATTGTTTAGTCAACCATTACAAAACTTAGTTAACTCTGACTCTTCTTATGAGTATGGATCTAACCAGGGTAGATTTTGTTCAGTTGGTACAAACTATGGTGTGTTTTGGATAAGTCAAAACCAAGGTAAGGTATTTCAGTTTGCTGGACAACTAAGTGAGATATCTCGTAACGGTATGAAGTGGTGGTTTGCTAAGTATTTACCTAGTGAACTTCTTAAAGCATTTCCAGATTATCCTTTATATGATAATCAAGTTGCCGGTGTTGGAGTTCAGATGATTTATGATAACACCCATGAGATCATATACATTACTAAGAAGGACTATAAACCTAAGTTTAGTGATTTACTATATGATGATAAAGGTTTTTACAGAGTAATTTCTGGTCAAAAAACTTATTATACGTTTAAGAGTGAGGCTTTTGAAGAGGCATCATGGACAATGAGTTATGATCCTAAAAACAAAATGTGGTTATCATTTCATGATTGGATACCTACTTTTTTAATTCCAGGTAGATCTCATTTCATGTCTGTTAACATGAACACTGTATGGAAGCATAATCAACGTTGTGATAAGTTTGCTAATTTCTATAATAAAGATTATCCTTTTGAAGTTGAGTTTGTATCTTCTACTGGTCAAACATCTACTACTATAAGAAACTTAGAATACATGTTAGAAACATACAAGTATCATAATGATTGTAGAGATAAGTTTCATGTGTTAGACGAGAATTTTGATCAAGCAATTGTTTATAACTCTGAGCAGATTTCAGGACTTTTAGAACTTTCTATTAAAAGTAAAGTGAACCCTGTAGACTTGTTATCTTACCCACAGGTAGGTACTTCTTCTATAAAGATTAACTATGCTAAAGAAGAAAACAAGTATAGGTTTAATCAATTTTGGGATGTAACTAAAAACCGTGGAGAGTTTCAAGGGGTAAATGTTCCTATGTTTAATACTAAAGCTAATGGTTATCAGTTTGAAATTAATCCTCAATATGTTAACTATCAAAAATCACCATTAGAACGTAAGAAGTTTAGACATAATATAAACAGAGTGCTTCTTAGAAAGCTTGAGAGTAATGATTTAAAAATGATTTTTAAAATATCTAATCAGAAAATACAACAATCTTTTAGATAAAAAGTATGAATAAGCTATTGCAACATATTATGAATGCTGGTGATGTAGATCACAAGATGCTTCCTGGATTGCAGAAAATGCAAAAAGGTGGTAGTGGTAAAGTATTACCTAAATCTCCTGCTGATCCTAGAGTATTCCCTAAAGAAACTTTAGAGAATAGGCAAAAGGTATACAGAACAGTTCGTCCTACAGTATATAGTGATGTTAAAAACTACGCAAGATTTTTGTTTAATAATGATAGAGATGAGTGGGATGATGCTCGTAGTGAGGAAGCTTTTAGAATGTATTTAGGTTTAGAAGACAAACCTAAATATTTTAAACCATCTAAATATAAACCAACTATTAATCCTGATCCTAATGGATATTACTATAGTGCTGATGAGCAATTAGAACAAGATATATTTAATAGTTTTAAAGATAAAGTTAAACCTGGTCAAATATTAGCTACAGATGAATACTTTGTAGATAGTAAATTTCCTGGTAATCCAGATGCTTTTTGGGAAGGTGATAAGCAAATGGTTAAGTTTGAACCTAATGATGAAAATCCATTTATAGGTAGACCTATGGTCAGTCGTGCTAGAGCGTTAGGTGAGTTTGTTGTTAGTAGAGGTAAAGATGATCAAGGTGAATATCTTTCATATGCTGATCAGTATGATTTTCCACCAATACTACAAAATCAAATGCAGGGGCAACCATATAAAGTATATGGAAGAGTATACTATCCTAAAGCTAAACCTGTTAAAATGTATGGTGGAGAAAATAATCCATACAAAGTTTTTGCAGAAGAAGGTGTTGAATATAAAGGACCAAGTATAGTAGATTATTTAGCCACTAAAGGTTACTCAGGTAAAAAAGCATTTAGAAAAGATCTTGCTGAAAAATATAATGTAGAAGATTATAATTATTCTGCTGCTAAAAATACAGAACTACTTAATAAGTTACGTGCAGATGATGCTTTATTACAAGAATATGATCAGCAAATTGCACCTATTCCGGTAGAAAGAATGATGGAAATGGAGCGTCAAGCTAGAACTGCTAGGGAAACTGCTCCTGTTACAGCTGCTCCTACATCTAACCAAAGACCAGCTAATCCTGCTCCTGTTTATAACTATAGTCCAGAGTTTCAGAATATGAGGATACCTCAGACTAAAGTTAATACATCACTTCAGCCTAAAGTAATATATGATAACAAGTTTTCTTTAAGTCCGCAAATGGTTGTGCAAGTACCGTCTGTTTCAAGCAAACCTACTCCAACTACAACACCTAATCAACCTAGACCTACTGTTACTAATACTACTGCTGTAAAACCACAGACAGTTATTCCTCAATATAATCCTTTTTCTTTTTCACAATATGCAGATCAAAAACCTTTAGGACCAGTTGTTTTAAATAAACCAGCCCCTGTAAATAGACCTGTTTCTACAGAAGCACAAAAAGTTGGGATACTTGGTATTTCTAAACCAATTGGTAATAAGTTTATGTTTGCTAATGAGTATCCTTATTCATTTAATAAACAAAAATCTGAGTATTTACCACAGGTTGTTCCTGCTAACAAACCTGTTGTTAAAACTGAAAAGTATACTACTAAATCTGAAGTAGAAGAAAAACCATGGTATGAAGAAGTGGTTGATGATACTTCTAATTTTTTCTCAAGAGCTTATGATTCTTTTGCTGAGTCTGTAGATAAAAGTCCTCTTGATTTTAGAGGTATGAACTTTGGTTCAACAGGCATCTCTCCGCAAGGAGCTAAAGAAATGACAAGAGATCTTACAAAAAATATATTATCTTTTGTATCTCCAGATCTTGCTCAAAAGTTTGAAAACAAAATGAGCAGGCAAGATGCTATTAACAATCCTAAAGAACGTAAAAGTTCTCTTGATCCATCTAAGATTAAATTTGATCCTATTGTTGTTACTGGTGATACTATTCCAGATACAGATAGACGCTATCATATTCCAGAGCTAATGGATCTTGACTATATGCGTTTTGGTGTTCGTAACCGTGGAGACTACAAAGAGATTGAAACTGAAGGTGCACCTATTACAACTTTTGAACCTTTTCAAAGTTCTAAACAGTATTTTGCTAAAACCAAAGATCCTGCTAATGCTACTTATATTGGAGTTGCACCTGATGGAAAAATTAAAGTTGGAGGCAAAGATCAGTTTCAAGATCAAGAATATCAGATTACTAAAACTTTTGGAAATAAAGTTGTAGACTTTAATAGAGACGATAAAGGTGTTATTAAAAAAGTCGCATCTAACCCTAATGCTTCTAGAGAAACTCTTTCCCCTTCTGTAAAAGTAATGGGGGATGATGGTAAGATTATAGATGGTAAGCTTAGTTTGTTATTACCTCGTGAAGGTAATCAAGAAGAGTCTTTTGATCTTGTTACTGGTGGACGTTACATTTTTCAAACTCCTGATGGTAAAACAAAGCTTGTAAGTGGATCATTAAATAATATTGAGACTGCTTTCTATAACATGAAAAAGAACAATCCATATGTTAATGTAATAACATTGGATAATGGTTCTTATGCTCGTGGTATTCGTACTTATGATCAAAAGCTAACTAAGCAAGATCTTAAAGGATATGATAATCAAAACACTGGTGGTGGAAACATTGCTTATATTCTTCCTGGAGCGTCAACAAGATATGAGTCTAAGTTTTCAGACTTTGAAAAAGAAGCTAAAGCTAGACTTCAAGCAAAGTATCCTGGTAAGAAAGTTAGTGTTGGTTATCAAGACACTGGTCTTTATGATAAGACTGGAGGTCGTGATATTGAAACTCAAGCTGCTATACAACAAAAAGGAAACTCTCAAACTCCAGTATCTCTTCACAACTTTGGTGCTGCTAGAGATTATATGCTTTATGTAGATGGTAAACCTATAGATGCCGGTGCAAATAAAGACTTGTATGCTGATATACTATGGACTAGTGCAGCTAAAACTGGACTACATCATGTAGGAACTAAAGAAGATAACTGGGACCCTACTCATATAGGACTGGCTAAAGAAGGACAGAAGACTGCTTTTGATGAATTGTATTCTAAGTATCCAGATATTTTTGCTAACCCTAACTTTGTTAAAAGTTTAAATTTTGTTAACAAGAATAAATCTAATCCTAATTACAGAGAGTATTATGAGTTGTTAAATAATATTCAACCGTTTACAGGACAGCCTCGTACTACTGAAGCTATGAGAACCACAGCAGCTAGAAAACAAGAAGGTGGGCCTATATTAGATCCTCGTGGTCAATGGGCTTACCCTGGTAAGGTTACTCGTATACCTAGTCCTAATATAACTATGCAAGGTGTTCCTTATCCTGTGTTTGGTGTAGGATCTAATGGTCAAAAACAAATGATGTATCCAGAACAAGAGTATAACTTTGGTGGTGCATCTTATGTAGATGAGTATCCAATGATGAAGAATGGCGGTGGACTTCTTAGTAAGACTGTTTCTTGTTCTAATTGTGGATGGTCATGGAAAGCTGTAGAAGGTGGACATGATCCACTTAACTGTCATAAATGTGGTGGTACTATAAAAATGCAAGATGGAGGAGAAGAAACTTATGGTACTTACAACTTACCAGAAGTGGTGGTTACTCCTACATCTGATATTGATAAAAATAGTTATTCTTCTTCAAGAGGATCTATTAACCCAAGATACACAAATACTTTATGGGATAAAGCAGGTGGAGCATATAGAAACTTTATGCATAGTAGACCTATAGAAAATATTAAAGATGTAGCTCCATTAATTAAATTATTTGATCCAACAGGCGTTACAAACTGGCCAGATTTGTATAATGCAATGACTAAAGGCTCATTAGAAGATGTAACTACAGAAGGTTTTGCATCATTGCCTTTAATAGGAAAAGCTGGTAAATATATATCTATAGCAGACAAAGCTCTTATAGGTAAAAAAACAGGAGTACCTTTATTTAAAACATTAAGAGTAACAGCAAGTGGTAAGAGTTTTTTAAATGATGCTAAAAAAACTGTTGATAAAAAACAAAATGGTGGATTTACTACCTATTTTCCTAGTGAGCATGGTAAACAACCATTAGAAAAGAAACACAATATTAAAGTAACTTATAAAAAATAAAGATATGTATTATCAACAAGGTGGTCAACAGGATCAGATTATGATGGTTATTCAGCAGTTTGCTCAAATGAACCAAGTTAATCCTGAACAGATTTTACAGCAGCTACAAAAGATGTCTGCAGAAGAACAGCAAAAAGCTTTTGAACAAATGATTCAAGCTGTACAACAAGGTGCTTCTCAGCAGCAACAACAACAACCTGATATGGCTCAAGCTGCTATGGCTTACGGTGGATATACAACAGGCATGTTTGGAGGTGGTGGAGAAATGATCCGTAGAGCTGATGGTTCTTATTCTAAAAGAGGATTATGGGATAACATCCGTGCTAATAAAGGATCTGGTAAGAAACCAACTCCGGAAATGTTAAAACAAGAGAAAAAAATTCGTAACCAAGAAGCAGCTTATGGTGGTGTTTTTGAAAACGGTGGCACTAACAATGCTGGGTTTGATGCATTACCTGACTACGTGCAAGCTAAAATTTTAAGAAACATGGGTTATGGTGGTTATATGACAGGAATGTTTGCTGAAGGTGGTGAACCAAATGGTGGTATGGCACTAGGTCAAATGTCAGCTGTTGCTGATAAGATGAATAAACTACGTCAGTTTGTTTCTTCTGAACAAAATTTAGATCCATGGATTGCTTCTAAGTTAGCTGTAATTGATGATAGTGTTAATAGTATTTCTGATTACATGATGTATAATCCTGAAGCTCAAGAAGAAGAAGAGATGGAAGAAGAAGGACTCATGCCAGAAATGGGTGGGGGTGGTTACACTGTAACTAGAAGTAGTGATCGTAAAGGTAAAACACACAAAGTGACAGGTCCTGGTGGGGTTGTTAAATACTTTGGTGATTCTAAACTAGGTCAACACCCTAAAGATCCTAAAAGAAAAGCAGCTTTTTATGCTCGTCATAAAAAGAACTTAGCTAACAATCCTTTTTTTAGAGCATTTGCTAGAAAGACTTGGAAAGAAGGTGGCTCTACTTTTAGTGGTAATGCATGGTATGAGAATGGTGGTACTAATAATGAAGGCTTTAAAGCCTTACCTGAGTTTGTTCAACAACAGATATTGTCTAATATGGCATACGGTGGTATACAATTAGATCCTGCTAAAGCTGGTACATTTAAAGCTCAGGCTACTCGGATGAACATGGGAGTACAAGAAGCTGCTTCAGCAATACTTAATGCACCAGAAGGAAGATATAGTCCTGCTATGAGGAAAAAAGCTAACTTTGCTAAGAATTTTGCTAAGCAAATGGGTGGTCCGGTAGAAGGTGATGTGTTAGATGTTACTCCAGAAGAATTGCAAATGTTAAAACAAGGTGGTTATAATTTTGAAATTATTGACTAATGAAAATACGTATCACAGGAAAAGGTTTGCCTAAAGCTCAATGGGCTGGTCAACAGTCTTTTAAAAATTCTGTTTCTATTAATGGTGTAACTTATTTTGAGGGAGAACCTGGTTTTGAACAAGCTAAAAAAGAAGCTGAACAAATGAAACAGGAAAACTCTGCTTTTAGTAATTATATTAATTCTCGCATTAGACCAGGTATGACTAATAGAGCAAATGATTTAAAATCATTTATACCTCGTATTGGACCTGGTATAGAAAATGCTGTGAGTGATGTTAAAAACTTTGCTACTAATAAGTTTCCAAAACTGACTTTTAAACCACTTGCTCAAGCACCTATTCAACCTACTGGTACTACTCCAATAGTAAATACTACACCTGCTGCAACTACTCAATTAGAAGCTCCTAAAAGATTTTGGCATTCTGAATGGGACGATCAAGGATTTGATACAGATCCTGAAGGAGAGTTTTATCAAGGAAATAACCAAGCTGCAGCAGCTACTGCTCAATCCAATACATCTGCAAATCCACTTAGTTGGTATAGTAAAAACATTGGTCAACCTGTAGAAAAAGCTTTTCAAGGTTTAGATAAAAATATAGGATATGCAAACTTTGCTACTCAACTAGTTAACAGTAATAAGAAAAAAAAAGATTTTGATAAGTTTATGAGACGTCAAACTTCTACAGATTCTTTATTTCCTGAAGTAACAAGTGATATGTCTGGTAGTCGTGGAGACTATGTAGTTAGCGGAAGTAGATTTGGTGAGTTTAGACCTGATGAATATGTTGTAAACAAAGGCATGTACACTGGTCAGTTCTTACCAAGAATGGCACAGTATGGCGGAGGAATAATACCTGATGAGCTAAGCATGCCTATAGATCAAATTCAAATGTCTCAAGTACTAGAAAACCCTATTACTACAGGAGAAGCTTTTACTAGTCCAGCTCCTGCTTCGGCAAGTCCTGTATCATCAGTTGGTGTTAACAAACTTGCTGAACAAACATGGGAAGAAGTTTCTTCTCAGTTTGAAGGTGTTAAGCATCTAGGTATATGGGGAGATAAAAGACACCAAAAAACTAAAAGTGATCACAACAGTGGAGATGCTTTAGATATTGGTATAAAAGATCCTGGTCAAGGTGAACAAATTGCTCAAAAACTTATTACAGAAGCTCAAGATAAAAATATTAAATATATCATTTGGAATAAGCAGATATGGAATCCTTCTGTATCTAATTCTTGGAGACCATATAGTGGAGATAACCCTCACACTTCACATGTACATGTAAGTTTTAATAGAGCTGCTGATAAAAGTCAAAATGGAGAAATTGCTTTAACTCATAACAATCCGCTAAACATACATCATAGTGAGTTTACTTCTAATTATGGTGGGGTAAAAGGTGATAAGGATGCTGGTGGTTTTGTGAGTAAGTTTCCAGATTTTGAAACAGGAATCAAAGCAGCTAAAGATCTTTTATTTGGTCCGGCTTATTCTAACCTTACTATATCTCAAGCTAGAAATAAATGGGTTAGTGGTGATCAAAATACGTCTAACAACTCAACTTCAGATATTGTAAAAACAATGGGAGTTGATAAAGTATTGAAAGATCTTAGTCCTACAGAACGTGAAAAGTTAATAAAACAGTTTGCTAAATGGGAAGGTAAACAAGCATATACTAAACTAAATGATATGAAGATATATGCAGATGGTGGGACCACAATGCAATATGAATCTGGAGGTGTTTATGAACTATCAGAGGATGAAATTAAGAATATACTTTCTTCAGGTGGTGACGTAGAATTTTTATAAATTTGTAATATATATATAACATGAAAATGTATAAAGTAAGAATTAAAAAAGCACCAGACTCTATGGCGTATGGTGGACAAAAGAATTATGGATTAGATTTAAACCAAAGAGGTAGTTATGCTGACATGACTGATAATCCATACGATTCTGTGTCTAACACTTTACAATCTGTTGATAGGGAGGATGCTAATATTGAAGCTGAATTAGGTGAAACTGCATATGGTGATTTTGACAATGATGGTCAAAATGAACATATGAAGATTGGTGGTAAAAGACATACACAAGGTGGTACACCACTAAATGTTCCTGAAGGTACATTTATTTATTCTGATACTAAGAAGCTAAGAATTGGTGGTAGTGTTCTTGGTAATTTTGGTAAGTCACCAGATACTAAGAAGAAGTATACACCTGCTCAGTTAGCTAAACAATATGATGTTAACAAGTATAAAGCTATACTTGATGATCCATATGCTGATAAGATGTCTAAAGATACAGCAACAATGATGGTTCAAAACTTTGAAAAGAAACTAGGTGGTTTAGCTTTGGTACAAGAAAGTATGAAAGGTTTTCCTCAAGGTATTCCTGATGTAGCTAAGTCTGTATTACCTGAAGGCATGGGAGAACAATTGGCTCAGATGGGAGGTTTTTATGGGGATGATACTTACTCTTACATGCGTGCCGGTGGTACTGGTGGTGATCCTGTTCCTAAAAAAGTTGATAAGTCTGAAATTGCTAAGTATGAAAAGGAAGGTTATCAACGTGTAGGTAATAGCAATGTATGGAAAAAAGAAGGAAAGACTATAGAAGCAAAAGATCCTATCAAAGGTGCTCCAGGAATACAGCCTGTTACTAGAACTACTCCAGGTAAGACATATGTACCAAATGAAAATGCTTGGTGGAAAAGTCTTACTCCTGAACAAAAAGCTGCTCATAATAAAAAAGTTCGTGAAAAAATTGCTACTGATCCAGAGTATCAACCTAAAACAGAAATTGTTACTCCTGGAACTCAAGGAACACCCGACACTTGTCCAGAAGGATATGCTTTAAACCCTGCTACAGGAAAGTGTGAAAAGATTACACCATTTATTGATCAAATAACATATGAAGAAAGTATAAATACTGGTGATGGTGGTGGAGGAACTGAAGAAGTTTTTCCAAAAGGAAGACGCCCTTATTTTGGTAAACAGTTTATGGTTCCTCCTAAGCGTTATACTCCTTATGCTGCTCCTCTTAATGCTATGATTCCAGAGCCTACGTTCTACGATCCTAATAGAGAGTTAGCTGAAGGTGCTTCACAACGTAACATGATGGCTGCCTATATGCAGCAAATGGACCCTCAGCAGTTTTCTGCTAGAGCTAACGCATTAAATGCACAAGGGGCTGAGCAAGCTGCCAATACTATTGGTAAATATCAGAATATGAATGTTGGTGTAGCTAATCAGTTTAGCCCTTTGCAAACTGATATTATGAATAAGGTCATGGCTTACAGAGCTGATGCTGCTGATAAATTAGTGTTTAACGCTGCACAAGAAGACAAAGCTTATCGTAATGCTATGAGAATGGATCTAAGAAATAGAGATTTGTATGATATGAATGAGTACGATAATGCTACAAAACGTACTATGCTCAATCAAACTAATCCATATTACTCTTTAGAAGATGGTCCACAAGGTGCTTACATTAACTGGAAAGATAAAAATAACTGGATGTCTTCTATTACAGGTCAACAACAACAAGCTTCTTCTAATGATTATGCAGCAGCTGAAGCAGAAGCTAGAAGACTTGAAAATCAAGGTGTAAGTAAAGAAGTTGCATTAGCTATGCTAAGAGGTAAGTTTCCAAATGTATTTGGATTAGGATCATCTAGTAGAGCAACCAATAACGCAATCAATGCTCAATATTTAAACTCAGGCAGAGCTCCTATGGCTCAAAGTGCATACCCATTTGGGTATGATGATGGACAATAGGTTATTAAACTTTTAAGGTTTAGTTTTAAACTTTAAAGATTTTATTGTATATTATATATGTAAACTATGGCACAATACCTTCCTTATATACCAGAGACTATTCCTGAACCGGCTTTATATAAACCGGACTTTAATTTCTTTGATAAAATGCTTCAGAGAAAGCAGTCTATGTTTGAACAAGGTGCAAGCAGAGTTAGATCTGCTTATACTTCTGTATTAAACACACCTCTTTCAAATAAGAATAACATACCTCTTAGAGATCAATACATTAAAGATGCTCAAGAAAAGTTAACTAAGTTAGCTTCTTCTGATTTGTCTCTTATGGAAAACGTGAGTGCTGCTGAAGGAATCTATGCTCCTTTTTGGCAAGACAAGTTTATAGTACAAGATGCTGCTATGACTAAAGCTTATCAAGCTGAAATGCAAAAATATACTGCTTGGAAAGACTCACCTAAAGCCGAAGAGCGTGAAAAGTATAACAGCATTGGTATGTTGTACCTTCAAAATGGATTAAGTAAGTTACAAAATGCTGAAAGAACTCCAGAAGCTTTTGGTTCTGTAGAAATGCGTAAAGCTGAGCCATTTACAAATATTGAATCTTACTTAGATGGAATTGCATCTAAAGAAAAATTACAAGTTAAGTATGATGATCCTAATGGACCATACTTAATTGAAACAGTAAACGGGGAACGTTCTAAACAAAAGTATGCTACATGGGCAGCTTCTAGAATTGGTAATAACTTTCAAGGACAGTTTGATATAACAGGTACTGTAGAGAATGAAGAACGTGCTAAAATATTAAAACGTAACAATCCTAACATTACTGATCAAGAAGTTCAAACAATAATTGCTAAAGACGTTGTTTCAGAACTTAATAAAGGCTATACTAAAAGAAATCAAGAGGTAGATGTTGAAATTGCTAGAATAGATGGACTACTTACATCTATTGGACAGACAGGTGGACCACAAAACAAAGCTACATTTGATAGATTAGTATCAGAACGTGCTGAACTTGTTGGTAGAAAATCATCTATTGCTGAAGAGTATAAGTATTTTGATAAAGATAAAGATCAGGTATTTCAAGCTGTAGCTAATGCACCTAAAAATTATTTTAGTGTACTAGCTAAACAACGTCTTATTAACAACTGGGCTACTGGTACTGCTAGTATAGATCAAAAGCTTGTAAAAGAAAATGCTGCTTGGACTTCTGCTCAAAATCTTGAACTTAACAAAGCTAAGTTTAACTTAGACGTAATGAAAGTAGGATATGATCGTGAGCAACAATTATGGGAAAGAGCTAATCCTAAAGCTGCAACAACTACAGCAAATACTTCTCTTAAAGATGCTAATGGTAATGTTATAACTACAAGTGATGTACCAGGTGTTGATGAAAGTGGTTCATTGATGTATGCTGGTAAGTCTGGTATTGATATTACAAAAACTGCAGAAACAGCTTATGATGTCTTTAATAAAAATCAGCAACAAAGTTTTTCTGATGCTCATAGTTTAATATTTGATCAACGTGGTATTTTGGGTTTTGCTACTAAACTAGGATTATCTCAAATGGAAATATCACAAGTAGCTAGTGCTCTTAAAAAAGAAATTTCTAGTGGTTATACTTATGATTATACTAAAGAAGAAGCAGCTGCTAGTACTAAACTAAGTAATGCTTTGTTAAATAGTCAAGGAGTTAAGACTAAAGGTATTACAAAAATAACTGGACCAGGTACTATGAGAAATGCTTTGATAGCATATGCTTCAGATTATTTATCTGAACGTAGTAAAGTTGCTGCAGATGGTTCTGATATTCCATTAAGTAATGATGAGTTTGAAGCATTGATGAGATATTCAACTGCTGTTGCAAAACTAGAAAATTATACAGCTAATGAAAATAATAGACAGAAACTATTAGAAGAAAATTTAGGTAACAATCCTGAGTTTGCTTCTGTAATTACAAAAGATGCAAATGGAAAAGCAGAGTTAATATCAATAAGTACTTTGGCTAAAGAAATGCCAACTCTTGAATTATTTAATAAAGCTGATAGATCTAAAAAAACTTTATCAAAAGAAGATGTGGCAAAATACTATATGCAAAATGGTATTGGTCAGACAAATATGGGTGAGTTAATTTTAGAGGATGGTGTTTATTACATTGATAAAGTTAATGGAAAAAAATCATCAACTTTATTTGGAGCTGTAGATAATACTTCAGTTTTATGGAACGATTTATATAATGATACTTTAGTTCCAAAATACGGAACACCTGAAGAGTTTGGTAAAAAAATGAAAGAGGCAAACATGTCTGTAGTACCAGATCTTTTAATGTATAAGAATTTAACTGGTCAACAAGGGTCTTTGTTTGCATTAATTCCTAAAGGAAATAAAACAATGACATCTGGAGATAACGCCACTGCTATTATATATCAAGCTTCTCAAGTAGGAAACTCAGAAGAAGTTACTGATGGTGATGGAAAACCCTTAGACGCTGATAAAATTACTGCTATAAGAACGCTTTTACAAAGTGAAAAAAACATTGAAGATTACGTATCAGGTCAATATATACCACAAGGCATAAATGGTAAGCGTACAGTAAGAGTAACTCTTAGCAAACCTATATCTTCAGAAACAAAAGAAGAAATTGGTAATGTAAGTTTAGGAGACATAGGTACTACTTTTAATTTTATTATGAAAGATGATACTTCTGGAACCTATCTTGATCAGTTACCTAACAATACTGGTTATCAAATTTATGATGCTGTTACAAGAGGTCAAGAAATAAAATCTGATCCAGTACTTGATGCTGCAGGATTTAGTTATGTCATTACACCTAACGTTACTGGTGTAGATACTA